AGGATATTTTCGCCGGTTTAGGCGAATAACTTCGAGCGCGACTCGGCAGACCTGCCGGAATGGAGCGAATGAGATTTAACATTCATTTACTTTATTTAGGAGGTCTGCCATGCCCGGTGGATTCAAATGGGTTGATACCTTGTCAGGTGACCCGCACGCAAATGTTTTAACGTTCGATGTAGCAGCTTCTCACTCTACTCGTCTCGCTCCCGGTGATGTTGCACGTATTACCGGCACAGCAAACACCACTACTTTTCTCGCTGGTATTGATGCCGCCGCCGCAGGCCAGTCAATCACTGGTGTTATTAGTAACGTAGACCCATCTTTTGCAACTGAAAACTTTACCGACACAGGCTTGGCGGCTTCTACCGCTGGCACCGTGAAAGTAAACGTTGACCCGTTTGCGATCTATGAGGTTGATTGCTCTGCAACTCTTGCCGCCACTGATGTTGGCTTGAATGCCGATATTGTTGCTACCGCAGCATCGCTGTCCGGTGGTATCTCTATTAGCAACATGACTCTTGATTCATCCACCAAAGCAACTACTAACACCCTGCAATTTCGCATCGTTGGCTTATTGCCTGATGCTGCTGGTGTTGTTGGTAACCGCGCTCGCGTGATGATCAATAACTCAACCAACAAAGCTGGCGCAACGGGGGTATAACCATGAGCACAGTAATTTCTAGCGGTTCAATCCCACGCGCCTTACAGCTCGGAATCAACAAGATTATCGAGACCGGCACCAAGCAGTGGGCGCCAATTTATCCAAAGCTTTACGATGTATCAAAATCCAATAGCGCGTATGAAGTTGACGTGCAAATGGAAGGCTTTGGTCTGGCCTCTGAAAAGCGCGAAGGTGACGACATTACTTTCGACAGCAAGCGCCAAGGCTTTTCGCCAAAGTATCAGCACACCGCATTCAGCAAAGGCTTTGTCTGGACTCGTGAAGCAAAAGACGATGAAAAATACGGCCTTGCTTACAAGGGTGCCCGCAGCTTGTTACGTGCGATGCAAGTCACTAAAGAAGTTCGTGCGCATGTGTTGTATAACACCGCGTTTTCTACTTCTTCAGCGATGACCGGCGGCGACGGCGTGGCTATGTGTTCAACTGCGCATATCAATGGACCAAGTGGCGGTACTTATTCAAACCGTCCTGCTGTTGATGCTGATTTTACCGAGGCATCATTGGAAGACATGCTGAAGTTGATCATGCGCGCCACTGATGACCGCGGCTTGGCTATTAACCTGATGCCTAAGCGATTGGTTGGTCATACCGATCAAGTTTTTGAATTCGAGCGTGTTCTGAATTCAAGCTTGCGCAGCGGTACGTCAGACAACGACCTGAATGCAGTTAAAAAGCTGAACATGATCCCTGATTATGTTGTTAGTCCGTACCTCACGGCCAACACTAAAGCTTGGTGGTTATTGACTGACGCAGAAGAAGGTATGAAGTTCTTTGACCGCGTAGGTATTGAGTTCGGTGAAGATCAAAGCTTCACTAACGAAAACTACCGCTACAAGTCGTACATGCGTTTCAGTTCTGGCTACTCAAATCCTCGCGGGATTTACGGTACTTCAGGGCAATAATCGAGGGGGAGCAATCCCCCTTTCCGATACAGATTCATCGTTTGACCGCACTGCGGTTCTGTAGGAGCTAACATGCCTTATTCAAATTTTCCCAATGGCTTTTCTGGTGGCGTGATTATTCGCGGCATTCCGCTGCAACAATCGCAACCGGGCAAAGTATTTTATGTAAATAACTCTTCAGTTTTGTCAGATGGCGGCGTAGCTGGTGCTAACGGTAACCCCGGCACTTATCAGCGTCCGTTTGCCACTCTTGACTATGCTGTAGGTCGTTGTAAAGCTGGTCGCGGCGATATCATTTTTGTAATGCCGGGTCACGCTGAGACATTATCAAGTGCTACCGCTTTAAACCTTGATGTTGCAGGCATTGCAATTATCGGCCTTGGTGCTGGCACAGCTCGCCCAACGTTCACTTTAGGCACAGCGACAACCACTACTATTCCGGTAAGTGCTGACAATATCGCAATCGTTAACTGTGTGTTCAATGCCAACTTTGCCGATATTGTTTCGGTATTCACTTTGACAACTGCAAAGAATTTCTACTTGGATAATGTGTTTGTGAAAGCTAACGCGACCAATATGAATTTCTTGTATGTAGTTGACACCGATGCAGTGACTGCGAACGCGGATGGTTTAACTGCAATCAATTGCGAATGGATCGAGCCTGATGCCGCAACATTGTCTTTTGTGAAGGCTGACGGCACAAACGACAATTGGTATTTCCAAGACGGTTATTTCAGCTTGGGCGTAAACAACAACAAAGCAAGCTTGATTGAAATCGCAGCAGGAAAGATTTTGACCAATCTCGTTGTTGATGGCGTCACTGTTTATCGTCTCAACACTGACACCGCGACCGGTGCGCTGTTGATTACAACCAACGGCACAACAAACACTGGAGTTATTCGCCACTGTCATTTGCAACATGCTGATACAGCGGGCGAGTTGATTGTGACTGCCTCATCTGGATTCGGTTTCTTCGATAACCGTATGTCAGGTGTTGCTGGTGCGTCTGGCTACTTATTGCCTGCAGCCGATAGTTAATAGTTGGGGGCTTGCCCCCCATTTCAGGAGGTTGTATGGGCAGTAAATTGTACGTAGAGGCTGATTGGACTACTGATACATTCACGGCGCCACTGCCGTTAAATCATCGGCAGGCACAGTTAGCGCTTGAGGTTGTTGTAACCGGAACTGTCAACTTTGATATCGAGTCAACCAACGCAGATTTGCAAGCTGGTGAAACTGCTGCATGGTTGCCAGATAGCACAAACAGCGAAGGCATCACTGCAAGCAAATGGTTAACATTTAACAGTGTTCCCCGTTTCATTCGCATACAGATAAACAGCGGTGGCACTGGCGCAACAATCAAACTGTTGTGGTCACAAAATGTCGGCTAACGATCCTTGGACAATTTGCGATGCAAGCGGATTCAAATGCAAATTGTCCGAGACTCGTTTGATGTGGAACGGGCGCAGAGTAAGGGCTGATTTTTGGGAGCCTCGCCACCCACAAGACCGAATCCGCACCCCCAAAGAACAAAAGCCACCGAAAGACACAAGAAGTGAACCGGGCGATCCACCGGTTACAATTGAGTTCACTCAGGACATGATCATATGAAGACTGCAGGCGATTTAATCCGTGAGGCTCTACGAGCTGCAACCATTACAGGGACAGAATCGCCCGTGTCATCAAAAGATTTTGCCATGGGGCAGGATCACCTAAACGATATTCTGCGAAACCTGCAGTCCGACCAAATCCATATGTGGTCTGAGACTGAGGCAACTATTCCAATGAACCAAAGCCAGCGCGCCTATGTGTTCGGCACCGATCACGCCTTTACAGATTACATTTACCGCACGGCATCCGCTGCTGTATCTGGTGCGACTGTGTTAAATATCGGATCAAATACGGGCGTCACGATTGGCGATAATATCGGGATTGAGCTATCGACCGGCGTTCGGCAATGGACAACCGTAGATTCATTGTCCGGTATTAATTCGGTTAACCTTGACGCCTCATTACTTGCGTCTGTTAACGATTCGGCCACGGTGTACATTTACACCACTGGAATTGATCAGCCGGTTCGTATTCTGTCCCTAAGATATTCAGACGGCGAAACCTATTCGGATATCCAAACGTGGCAGATAAGCCGCGATGAGTATTACAACCTCACTGACAAGTCTGACACCGGATCAACCAACCAGTGGTATTTCTCTCGCCAACTTAATGCGGGCGTTTTGAATGTTTGGCCAACTGCCGACAACTGCAAGCGACTGCTAAGAATTACCTTTATCAAGCCACAGGAAATTCCAGCAGACCAATCTGAAAACGTTGCGATTCCTCCCGAGTGGTATTTGGGGCTAAAGTTCCAGTTAGCCGCTGATTTGGGGGTGACTTACGCGGTTGATGCTAATCGCCTAATGATCCTCGAACAAAAAGCTGCAGCGTACATGCAAAAAGCGCGTGACGCCGACCAAGAATTCACTAGCTTTTCATTTGCACCGGACAGACTTTAATGCCGCGCACTGATATCCCAATTGCAGACGGTTTTTACCGTGACGAGTCTCTAGCCATTAGTGCGAGAGATTGCGTTAATTTGTTCCCACACCTTCCAGAGGGGCAATCAGCTACCACTGGCGCCCTAATTGGGTGTTCTGGCATTGAAGAGGTTTGTGATACCGCTGCAAACGCGTTTAACCGTGGCGGATCGGAGCATAAAGACAAGGCCTACACAGTCAACGGTAATAAGCTTTGGCGTATTGACTTCACTACTGATGCTTTCGGCGTTAGGACTTATTCTGCCGTAGATGTATCGGGCGCAGAAACGATAGAAGGCACCGCTCGCGTATTTATGAGCAGCAACGGAGACCAACTTGTCATTGTTGCGCCCGACTATGCCAACCAGTTCAACGCATGGGTTTACACCGAGGGCGGTGGACTTGTTCAAATTTCCGACCCTGATTTTGATGGGCCGGTTGCCGGAGTTAGTTACGCCTACGGGTTTTTCCTATTCCCTAAGAAGGATTCTAACAAGTGGTTCATATCTGACCTTCGCGACGGTTCGGCATACATCGCGACCGACTTTGCCAGCGCTGAAAGTGATCCAGACCCTATTCAAGCAATCGCGCCGCTTAACGGTGTTGTTTATGTGTTTGGGTCAAGAACTGTAGAGCCTAATCAGATTTTAACAGGCGTTGCCGAGTTCCCCTTTGAGGCGATCCCAACCGGCACACAGCAAAAGGGTTGTGTTGCACCTGCATCGCTTATAGAAGCGGATGGGAATCTTATCTGGATTGGCGCAGGCGAAAACGAACGACCTTCAATTTACGCCACTAATGGCGGGCAGCCTGTGCGGGTTTCGACTGCATCTGTTGACAACCTTATATTTGGTGGCGGTATTGAGCCAGTGCGCAATGCTTACGCTCTTAGATGGGCTGAGCGTGGCCATGTGTTTGTGTCGTTTACCGTGCCCGGCGTTTGCACGATTGTCTACGATCCAACCACTCAAAAATGGCACCAAAGAAAATCCTTAGACCGGTTCAAAAATGAACAGCCTTGGCGGGTAACGTGTATAATTGACGCTTACTCTGTGCTGTTAGTTGGTGATGAGTTGTCCGGCATTGTCGGGCGAATGAGCGACGAAATTTTCTACGAATACGACGACGAAATAAGACGCTATTTTTCAACCGCGCCAATTGATTCTGGCGGTCGCCCGTTCAGCATTTATCAAGTTCAGTCAGTGATGGAAACCGGTACCGCACCGATAACAGGACAAGGCTCTGACCCGGTGCTGAAAATGGAAGTTTCCCGCGATGGAGGCAGGTCATTTGAGCCGGAAATATCGCGAAACATCGGGAAAATCGGTCAGTATTATTCGCCCATCGTATTTCCACCATTGGGTAGGTTTGACCGTTCGGCATGCTTCCGGTTCTTAATCAGCGAGCCAATCAAAGTAGTATTTGTTAAAGCGGAGATGGAAGTAGGTGCGTAAGCTTGATCGGAATACTCAAGTGGTAGACCAGGCGGGAAGGCCTACGCAAGCGCTTCAAATCTTCGGCGAGGAAGTATCAAAGCTCCCAACAATATTGGGCACAGGCTCACCGGTTGGCGCTGTAGAGGCAAGAACAGGGCGCACATACATAGACACCACTGACGACACCAAAGTCTATTTCAAAATGGCTGATTCGGTTGGTGGCGACAAAACATTAGGCTGGAAATACGCGGCGTTATTATGATTTCAGTGTGCGATAACTTAGATGATCTTTACCCTATAGCGCTACATGATGGTGTTTGGGGTGCAATTTCTGACGATTATTGTCAAAAAGATGATTTTAAATTTGATTCGCACCATGTTTATCTGTCAATTAAGCATGATGATGTTTTAGCTGGTTTTTTCATGCTCCGATTTGATTCTATGAATGTTGCATGGGTTCACACTGCGGTTCATCCTGATTTTTGGGGCAATGGTCGTGTGTATGCAAAGCAGCTTTTGGCGTGGCTTTACGAAAACACAGATGTAACAGTTCTTTGTACATTAGTCCCTGAAAATAACGGACACGCAAAATCATTATGCCAAAGGTGCGGAATGGAGATTGCCGGAACGCTAAGAGGCAGCATAAAAAAAGGCGGAGAATTTTTAGACCAATACATTTTTTCAGTTGGCAGGGGTAACTTTTTATGCCAGTAGCAGCGGGATTATTAGTAGCAACAGCTTATTCGGCAAATAGAGCAGATGCAGCAGCCGACAAGCAGGTTAGCGCAACAAAAAAAGGCTTAGCACAAACATCTGCAATGGCCGAGCAATCGCGACGCGACGCCATACAGTTATACAATCAAGGCCGCCAAACAGGGCAGCGCGGGTTGACGTCTGCTTTTAACTTCTACAAGCAATCAGCACCGGCAAGATACTCCCCAATTACCCAAACAGGCATAGCCGCGCAACGGGTAATAGGTCAAGGCGCGCAGCAAGCGAACAACGCTATTTTGGGATTGCCGGTTGATATGGGTTTTGCTAATCCGCAGCAAGTAAATCCTGATTTGTCATTTTTGCAGGGCGCGCAACTGCCTGAGCTTACCGGGGAATACTTGCCAGCAAATGACCCGCGTACATCGGTATTGTCAGGGCTGGCAGTAAAAGGCGATCCGTTTGCATCTGGAGCTATTCAGCAAGCAGCGCAAAATGCGCGAGGCGGAAGATTTGGAGGCTTAAGATGATAGGCATGCAACGAGCGGGAATGATTGGAGGTATGCCAGCGGGCTCCGCTATAACATCGGTGCAGCCCGGTATCGCGCCTATTCAGGCGGCAAATCCTGCAATTACCGCTAACACAACAGTTACTCCAATTCAGCAGCCAATGATGGCACCAGCTCAAACCGGCGCGCCTCCAACTGGGCTTATCGGAGCTGAGCAGGTTCTAAATCAGGGCAAGACTGCTGCAGAGCTAGCGCTAATGCAAGGCTATGGTGGCGCCGAAAATATGATTACACAGGCCTATGGCGGGGCGGGGCAGGATATAAATCAAGGTTTTGGTGCGGCAAGTCAGGCGCTTGATGCGTCCTATTGGGCGGCAAGAAGCGAATCAGACAAATATCGCCAAGCGTTAAATAATCGCACGCTGTCACTTGACGCCACTCCAAGTTCTGACGTGATTAATCCTTTGAATGAAGCGGTAGCAAACTTTGACCCGTACATGAAGACCGGCCAGTCTGCAGATAAGCTTTATGCGGATTTAACCGGTGCTAATGGGGCGGAGGCACAAGCAACAGCACAAGCGGCTTATGAGTCATCGCCAGCCTTGCAGTATCAGATTGATCAAATGCAAAAGGTTACAGAGCGAAGCGCAGCTGCTAGAGGTGGTCTCCTTGGTGGTCGCGTAGCTCTTGAGTTGCAAAAGAACGCCCAAGGCCTAACTTCACAAGATTACTTTAAAAACCTTGCAGCGCTTGATGCTCAGGCAAATAGAGGTGTTACGGCAGCGGGTCAAGTCGGCGGCATTAGATCAAATCAGGCCGGTATTGCTGCAAGTTTGCAAGGCCAGAAAATGCAAGCGCAAACCCAGTACGAAATTCAAAAAGAGCAGATCCGCAATGATGTAGCACAGCGGCTAACAAACCTTGCCGAAAACTACGGAATTAATAAGGCCGGAATTAATACCGCATCTGGTCAAACTGCAGCGGGATTAAAAACTGACTTAGGTAAAACAGTATCAGGATTAAGAGCTGACTTAGGCCAATCAACCGCAGGACTTAATACCGGATACAGTCAAGTGGTCGGAGGCATGAGAGAGGGCGCAGGCTATGCAGTCGCTCAAAATGCAAATCAGGCCGCTAGCAATATTTCATCGATCTTGCAAAACCAAGGCATTCAAGTCAGTGAAATGATGGGCAAGGATATCGCATCGATAACTGATATGATTTACCAATCTGGAATGCAGGATAAGACCGATATGCAAAATCTGGCTGCTATTCTCGCCAATATCACCGGAGGCCAAGCGTCAAATGTGATGCAGGGGCAAAGCACAATTGGCGCAGCACAAGCTGCAGGAACTGTTGGCGCTGCTAATGCGGTTACTCAGGGGATTGGTACGTATTTGGGCACTACTGGAGACAATAAATGATTGGAAATTACAACGTAGATATGTCGCCAATCGCCCAAGGCTTAAACATGCGGGCGGCTAATATTGAAAACGAGAAAAAGCGCCAGCAAGAACTGGAAATTAAAAAGCTGGTGTCAAAATCTATCCCGACTTTGCGCGAAGGCTCTTACATGCGCCAGCTATTTGAAGCTGACCCGCAGACTGGGGCTTTTTTGGCTAAAACCCTTAATATCCCTCTGGACAACCTGAGCGACATGGAGCAATTCTCCCAAAACGTGAGAACGATTGCCGGTGTGGCCAGCAAAGACCCCGCTGGAGCAGTTCAGATAGCTCAAAAGCTTCGCGACGACCGCGCCCAAATTGGATTAAATACCGACCAATACGACAAATTTTTGCAGACTTACCAAGAAAATCCAGACATGGCCATTCGCGCCTTGAATGTTATGGATGAGACGCTTAACAAGGATTTGATTGAGGCTCAGAGCCTGAAAGAGCGTCAAATTAAGCTGCAAGAGCGCGGGCTTGACATTCAAGAGGCTAGGCTAAAATCTGGCGTCGAAGACCCAAGCGGGTTGCGTCAATTTGAAGGGATGACGCAAGGCCTTAGCCAAGAGGAAAAAGATCAGGCAAGGAGGATTGCGCTCGGGCTTTCGCCAAGAGCGGTAGGGTCGGCAGAAATAACAACGGCAACCCAATATCTTACAAGGCCGGTTGCCGAATCCGAGTCTTACATCGCTGGGGCAAAAACTGGAGCCATAGAGCGCGAAAAGTTAGCGGTCGAGAAAGAAAAGGCGGTTTCTACATCAGATAAGCTGCAAGTCGGTATTGATGAGGCGCGCAAGTTAATTCCTCTTGCTACTGGCTCAATGATGGGCGCAGCGAGAGATGTTGTGTTGGGTGCTGCTGGCGTAGCTACAGAGCCATCAAAAGCAGCCGCAAAATTAGAAACATTAGCAGGATGGATGGTGGCAAACGTTCCAAGAATGGAAGGGCCACAATCTAACTTTGATGTTGAAAACTACAAGACAATGGCGGCAAAAGTCGGAAATAGAAGCGCGCCGATTGAGGAAAGATTGGCGGCACTTGATACGCTTGAGATGCTGCATGAAAAATACAGGGGCATAAATGCCACAAAAGGAGTAAGCCAGCCAGATAGCTCAGCGCCATCGGGCGAAACTGCGGCGCAACGTTTTGCGAGGTTAAAAGGTGGCAACTAGAGAAGAATACCTTAGCATTGCAGAGCAGGCATTGCGTGAAGGCGATGAGGCTACAGCAATGGCCGCTATGGATGAAGCCGAAAAGTTTTCAAGCGTTGCGGCTCAGCCAATGAATACCGATGTCCCAAGCCCTGAGCAAGACGCCTTTGTCGCCCAAGGTTATGCAAATAAACCTCAAGAGCAACAGCTAACGCCTTTGGATTATATCAAGGCCACGCCAGAAGTTTTGGCAACAATGGCGACCGGCGCAACTACTGGACTTTTGGGTCAGGTGGCAGGTTTTGGGCAACAGCTTGGGCGCGAAGTAATGGCTGGAAACTTTGGCACACAAGAGGCGGCAGATCGAATAGAGCAGCGCGCTATGGATGTTGGTGCCAGCGCCACAAATACTCCCGAATCTCCAGCGGCGCAGAAAATGCTAGGCGCTATTGGAGAAGTTGCGGCACCGTTTGCAGGGTTAGCGCCGCTCGCTGAGACAGCAGCTATTGCCAGATCAGCAAGCATGGCGGCGAGAAACCCATCGGCACAAATTGGAATGGCAAAAGAAGCCGCGCAAGAAGCTGCAGGGCAGTTGCCTGAACCGGTGCAGGCGGCGGCAAGATCGATTAGTGATGCAGTTCAATTAAGCAACGGTACAGACCCCGTAGTCGTGCAAAAGCTGCTAACCAAAAGCACAGAGAACGAGCTTGCGCCATTCAGATTGGAGCTTGTTGACCCCAGCAATAAACTGCCAAATGGCAGGCTATCACCGCAAGCATACAAGGTTGTAAAAGATGATGTTGCTACAAAAGCAATGGATCAGGATTGGGAGGCCGGAACCGTCCAGTCAATAAAGAACTTCGACCCGCGCACGTCTGAAATTGCCGCAAAGATGGCAAAGGTTGCCTACGCAGGAACAAAAGACGACACATTCAAGGCAAACAACCGCCCACTGTCAGAAATGGGAGATGCTTTTGCGCAACAAATTTACGAGGTGAAGAAAGCCAAAAAAGCGGCAGGCGAGGCAATTGATCAAGAGGCTAACAAATTAAAAAATGAAAAAGTCAGCATTGACGAGCCTGTGAATAAATTTTTGGCAGAACTTGAAAACACTCTTGGCGTTAAAATTGTCCCAACTGAAGATAGGGTGCTTATTCGCTTTAATGGCTCTGATTTAGAGGGTAGTAGCCCAGAGTTTAGAAGCGCGCAGGGTGTAATAAAAACCCTCGTAAACAGAATGTACAACACCAAATCCCCTAATGCTCACGATGTTCATAGGCTAAAGCAATTTATTGATAGCCAAGTCGATTTTGGATCAGCAGAGGGCGGGCTGCGCGGTAAAACTGATTTTATTGTGAAAAGCTTGCGCCGCGATTTGGATGGGATTTTAGATAGTAATTTTGACACCTACAGAGTTGCAAACGAGCAATACGCAAAAACAAAAAGCGCGCTTGATGCTGTGCAAGAATTGGCGGGCAAGAAGGTTGATCTTGAGGGCGAGTCAACTCCCCAATCAATTGGTCGATTGTCTCGCAGAATATTAAGCAATGCGCAAAGTGCAGAGCGCGTCAAAGAGGCCTTGATTAATCTTGATAATGTTGCGCAAGATATTGGTGCTGAGTCTGCCGGAAGCATTACTTCTCTGGTAAAATTTGCTGATAGCCTTGAAAAACAATTTGGGATAGCTGCTGATACGTCGCTTGCGGGAGATTTAGCAAAAGGCACCGGTCAGGCATTGAGGCAGGATAAGGCTGGTGCGGCATCTACCATTGCAGGCGCCGCTTGGCAAAAGCTTAGAGGCGTAAACAACGACAAAAAGTTTCAGTCTGTCATGGAGCTTTTAGAGCGCCAAGGCGGGGCAAAAAAGGGCGTTACACCATTAATGACGCGGCCAGACAAGAGATAGCACTATGACCGAACGATTCTACCCGCCATTTGCGCGATTCTTTACGTCAGACCTAAAGACGTTGCCGGGGGCTTTGCTGTACTTTTACATCAACGGCACCACTACGCCAAAGACTGTGTATCAGGACGCAGCAAAAACCACGCCACACGCAAACCCAGTTGTTGCTGGAACTTTGGGCGCTGGTGCTGACCAATTTCCCGCTATTTTCTTAGATGGCACCTACACGGTTGAGCTTAAAAATTCCGCGGGTGTAACTCAAGCAGGCTGGCCACAAAACAACGTTGGCGGCGAGCGCGTAGAGGGGCAATTTGATAGCTACTCATCAATCAACAACTATGGCGTGGGTGATTTGGTCACAGGCTCAGACGGCCAGCGATACGAATCCCAGTCAACCCCAAACCTAAACCGCGATCCCACGCTGCTGGCTAACCGCCCAACGTACTGGAAGCAAATACACTTAGAGCAAGAGTACGATGCAGATGCGACTTATGAGATAGGTCAGCAGGTTATTTATTCTGGTCTTGAGTATGTAACCACAGCTCAAACTAAGGGCAATACTCCATCATCAAATAGTGCATATTGGAAGCTGGCCGCTGAGTTTTTCGCGTGGAATTCATCGACCACTTACGCAAGCGGCGCCGCTGCTTACGTGGGATATAAAAAATACATATCTCAGCAAAACACCAACCTAAACCACACCCCAACGGATGCCGGTGACGCTTGGTGGAAACCTGAATGGCAAACAGTAGACGGATTAACCCAAGTCAAATATTTGTCTGGTGGTGGAGCGCTATCCCCGCGCTGGGACAACTGGATCACTGACTCGCTGAGCTATTCAATTCCAGCGGCCAACACCGTGCCAGCTAATACTCAGTTAGTTGTGACAAAGCCAGATAAGTACCGCACCAACACCCCAACAATTACACCAAGCGGCGGCGATTATTTCGAGTGGTCTGGCGCCAATGATTTTGACGGAGTTCAGCTGCTAACTTCACACATTGAAGTGCTGAAATTCATCAGCAACGGCTCAAACGGCTGGAGAATTGGATAATGATTGACTCAAGAAATATATTTGGCGGCGCATCGTCAATGAGCGCAACAAAGCGCCTATACAAT